ATGAAGCGAAAACATTTAGCCCGCGCAAAAATACTATTACAAAGTAGCGATTTACAATCTTTAAGACACGCATGCCTGGAGATGAGATATTTTCTGGAAGCTCATGTATATGAGCGCTTATTAAAGGATGCAGACCAACTGCCAAAATCCATCATAGAAAAATGGGAGCCGAACAAAGCAATGAAAATGTTTTCAATGTTCGACAGGCTTGCCGATATGGATTTAAGGTTAACAATTTCTGAGCAAGACGGTAGCAACCCCATCACAATTCAATATAACAACATAAAGAATTCTGAGCTTTCAAAAATATATAACACCTTAGGCAGTTACCTGCACCTCCCCCAACCTGCCAAAGCAAACTCGTACCAAATCAATAGAGACAAACTGCTTGAGATATTCAAGACAATAAAGAAACTCATTATAGGAAACTTAATAATCCTAAAATCGGACTATGACACGTTTGAATGTGAAGCATGCCACCATCAAATACTATACACAAACTGGTATGCTACCAACCATGACAAAATCACATGCCAAAACGATCAATGCAGAATAGAATATTTCATCGAACGCGACGATAAACACATACGATTCGGATCAAAAATTCATTGCCCTTGCCCTTGTGGTGAGGAGTTAGGAATTTTTCATTCAAAGCTTAAAATTGGAGAAACTATAAAATGTGCGTCATGCCTTGCGACTTACGTGATTGAACCCTATTTAAAACTCAAAGATTAGCGGCTTTCAGCAATACCACTGTTCAAACAACGAGTCTAACGATATGAGCTAAGTGCACCTTATCTCCCATAGTTGATCCAAACGCGTCGTATAACTTTGGCTCATCATCTCCCGCCGCATTCCCCAGTCAGGGTTTCTAGGCACACTAGCGGACCGGAGCGTACCCCTGCCCCATCGCCCATTGATTTCGTCCAGTACTGACATAACCCTTGTAGCCTCAGTGGGCTGCGATGTGGCGAATAGATCGTCCGTATATTCACCTGGCTGGCACAAATTCAACAGCAGGACTTCCGCTTTGCTGTAACTGAAACCAGGACGGAACACCCGATCAAGTGCATCGACTGCCGCAGTCGTTAGCAGCCGAACGTCATCCGTTGGATAAGGTAGAGCGATCACGACACCGTTTGCGTATTTTGCCTCATCGGGGTTGAACATGCCGGTGCGGATGCTGACTCGAATCTTCTTGCACAACGACCGCTGTGCTCGGAGCTTTTCCGATGCCCGCATCATGTAGGCCGCCACTGCCTCCTTGATGGGTGGCAGCTCTTTCAGCCTTTTGCCGAACATCCGGCTGCAGCAGATCTCCTGCTTGGGCGGATCTGGCTCATCCAGCTCCAGGCACGGTGTGCCGACCAATTCCCGGGCAGTTTTCTCGATCACTACACTGAAGTTTTTTCTCAACGTCCACGGGTCTGCTTTGGCTAGATCCATGGCGGTCTTGATACCCATGCCGTCGAGGTGCACTTTCATGCGCCGTCCTACTCCCCACACCTCCGCTACGTCCGTATTACGCAGCACCCAGTCGCGCTTGATTGGGTCGCAGATGTTCACGACGCCACCGGTTTGCGCCTGCAGGCGTTTTGCGGTGTGGTTGGCCAGCTTGGCCAAGGTCTTGGTATGCGCGATACCGACACCGACAGGTATACCCGTGCAGCGCAGTACCTGACTGCGGATCTTGCGGCCGAGACTATCCAAGTCACTGATGCCAGTAAGGTCGACGAAGGCTTCGTCGATGCTGTACACCTCAACGGCCGGTACCATCGACTCGATCAGGGTCATAACGCGTTCGCTCATGTCGCCGTACAGCGCGTAATTCGAGGAGAACGGGACGATGCCGTGTTGCTTGAGCTTTTGTTTGATCTGGAAATACGGCTCGCCCATTTTCACGTAGGGCTTGGCGTCATAGCTGCGGGCGATGACACAGCCGTCGTTGTTCGACAGCACCACGATGGGCACTTTGGCTAGGTCAGGGCGGAACACGCGTTCGCAGCTGGCATAGAAGCTGTTGCAATCAATCAAGCCGAATACCGGCGGCACCTTAGACATGGCTGCGCACGCTGCTGGTGATCACACCCCAGATCGACAGCTCGTCACCTTCAAGGACGTACCGTGGCGGATACTTGGGGTTTTCTGACATCAGGATGACCTCCCTACCGCGAAGGCACAGGCGCTTGCATACGGGCTCATTGTTCAAAAGCGCAATGACAATGTGGCCGTGGGCCGGCTCAATTGATCGATCCACAACGGCCAAGTCTCCCTCATAGATGCCCGCGCCCTGCATGCTTTCACCGGCGAGCGACACCAGGTAGACGTGTGGCGCACGAATATTCAGCACCTCATCTAGCGATATCTGCGCTTCGATGTGATCCGCAGCCGGCGAGGGAAAGCCGGCCGGGACGCGGAAGAGGCATAGCGGCACCTTCGAACCGCCCTCACTGATCGGACCTAGAATTGAGTAACTCATGACGCACGACTTCCAATACTGTACGAACATACAGTTAACTTTTTGAAAGCCTTTCGGTCAATTCTTGCGGGAAATATCAGACCAGCGGGGGCACCTAAACGTAAGCATCACTACATCCGATAAGCGCCCCCTCCTCCACCTCGCGCCTTTAACCCGCGACCTGGAGACTGTCCGGCAAACGATGCGTACCCTTCTGGCGAGCAATTCGCACCCCCATTCAGATCAGCAGAGCTGATTGAGCAACGATGTAGGACGCGGAGACGACGAAAAAAATCGATCCAAAGCGGTTTTTTTCAAAAAAAATAATTTTTTTTACGAAGAAGGGGGGACTTGGAGAATCTAGATACGAGGAGGGGATTAGAAAATAAACGCTTTGGACAAAGCTACCGCTAGGGGTCCCAAGAACGTGGGATTGCGTATTTCACTAAAAACGACCAAAGGTAGGTCTTTGATGCGATTTTGGTCTAAAAAACGCATTCGTGCAAGCTTTTTATTTTTTTGGGTGATTGAGAATGTCTTAAGGGTATATCTAGCGAAAGCCAATTACGCTACAACCCACGGATGACGTGGGCTGCAGCGCGATTAAAGAATTTCAACATCTACATAAAAAACAAACTAAGCTTTATGGACAAACATCCCGCCTTATTTAAAACACCAGATCAACATAAACAGCTCAACAATAAATCCGACAACCGGCCACTCCTCGTTCTATATATCAAACTCATTAGTGCAAGCACAAAAACAAACAGCAGTTAAAGGCGGCTCTACAATATTAAACTAGGGCTTGAACAAGCCATTCTAAAACAGCAAAAAAAAACAACAACAAAATCCTTTAAAACCCTTACAAATCAAGGCCTGCAGCCACTCCAGACAGAAACAAAAACATAAAAAAAAACGCTTTTTTTAGTGTCTCAGTTTTTCCACCACAGGTCCGTGGTCGCGATTGACGAGTTTTAAAGCCCGCTCTAAGATCACTCCCATCAGCCACACAGAACCAAAACGCCACGTCTCATTTGAGATTCCGGCGACGGCCCCTGTCGGTTTGATGAAAGGAAAAAACGAAAGTAAGAAAAAAAAGCAAAAAAAAAGCTGAAGGGCGGCAACCCTCCAGCCTGCTGTAAAACCCCCGGATCGTTAACGCTTAGGCCGATCCGGCACCAAAATGATGCTGGCTTCACAGATTCTCGCGAATCAAAAGTAGCACAGATTATAGATGGTGAGCCATGGCACTTGGTCGCGTGCGGCTAGGTGCCTGGTGACTGAGCATCACAAAGAGGATGCAAAAATGTCCATTGGCCATTTGATGTTGATTTTGGCAATTGAAGTGGTTCGCCTGCTTCAAGATGTACTGCCGCTGCTGTTTGTCTGATAAAGGAAGCCGGGGAAACCCGGCTTTTTTCATTGGAAAGTGATCGCTTTGACATAACCTTGGCACGCAGCCAGTGCGATCAGTCCCCGATCACCGTCATCGGTGATACTGACAATTCGTTGAGCATGCGCTGGGTCAAGTTCGGCTCTTGTGGGACCATGAACCACGCCGCTGGTGGCGGTGGTGGCTGACACCGATCCGCTGCCGGCACCGGTGGTGGCGTCGAGTAGGACTGACAGGCGCAGATCAGCAGTGGCAAGGCGGTCGCGCAGGCGACTTTGATCACGTTGGACATCGCTCAAGGCTCGGTAATGGGTTTGTTCGCTGGTGGCCAAGCGCTGCTCGAGCGCGAGACGTTTGCCCTGATCGGCGCGCTGCTGCGCGACCGAGGCGAGGGTTATCTGGTTAAGGGTTTCGGTGTGCAGGCGGCTCTGTTCGGCGAGCTGACTGCCAAAACGCCAGTCCTGCACTTGCCAGGTGATTGCCGCAGAACTGCCGAAAAGGACGACCAGCAGCACACCTTTTGCCACCAGCCGATACGGCGCGGGGATCAGTTCGCCGAGACGCATAACACCGCCCTCGCCCGTTCCCACAGCTGCAGTCGATCCTGCAGGCCATTCAGACCACCGTTGATCTTGCGGGTGATCGCGTTGAATTCGTTTTGATCTGCCAGCGCGTTCAACCCATGCACCGACCAGAACCATGCGGCCGACTCGGCGGCCCACTGCGGCAGCTCCAGCAGTTCAGGGGTGCGCAGCAATCGCTCGTCACCGAACAGCGCCAGGCTGCAACGCAAGTAGTTGTCGTGGCCGGTGACCTGGATCAGGCCGCGACCGCGATAACGCTGGCCATCACCATCCGCTGCCGGGGTGTTGCCCAGTCTTGCGGCCAGGTTGCCGGTGTCGTATTTGCTCAGGTAGTGATCGCCGCCCAGCTCCCGCACGTACTGCAGTTGACCCGACTCGTGACCAATTTGCGTCAGGAACGCGGCTTGGCGTTTCGGCGTGTTGATCTGCCGGTGAGCCATCGCCGCATTTAGCGCGGATACAAAAACGCCCGCTTGGCGGCGGGCGTTGGGCATGATGCTTTGCAGCTGTTGTTCAGTGATGGACATACAAACTCCAGACATAAAAAACCGCACTCAGGCGGCGATGGGATGCGGTTACTGCTTCTCGATGCTCACGACCTTGAGCGCGGGTTTCGCTGCTTTCTTTGTCTTGTCCTTACCCTTGGATTTCCCAGCCTTGCCGGCATTGCATTCGACGGTGGTCGACCAGCCGGATTGGGTAAACACATGTTCAACCGAGTCCGCCAGGTACTCACCGTCAAGCCCGACCTTGAAGCCCTGGGCGAGAATCGTCCGCTCGGCAAAGATGTCGGTGCGGCCGGGCATCTCAAACCGCACGTCAGCGGTCGAGCGGTTGAACGCCGCCAAACGGGCCTTGGCCGCCGCTTCGGCGGCGGTCTTGTTCGGGTAGATATGGCGGTCGGTATGCACCGCCGGCAGGCCGGCCGGGGCGTCGTCGTTGTCGATCGTTACCACCGCCAGCTTGCCGCCCTTCTTGTCCTGATGCTTGGTGGCCACGGCTTTGTGCGAGTTGCGATCACCGAGACTGAATTGCCAACGGCTGAGGTCACTCCGGGTCAGCGTGATCGCCCCGAACGCTTTACCGCTTGCGGTCTGTCCACCTTGTCGCGGCATCACCAACAGCTTGCCGTCGGCCACCTTGGCCGTGCAGTCGTACTGTTTGGCCAGCCGGGTGATGAAATTAAAATCGGACTCGTTGAGCTGGTCGACCCGGGCGACTTTGGTCGACACCGGACACACCGCCTCCCAGCCATTACGCGCGGCGATATCGGCCACGATCTTCGACAGCGGCACACCCTCCCAGCTCCCGCTACGGATGGTCTTGCCACTGCCGCGCATGTCGCTGGCCTTGCCCTTGATTACGATGGAATCGGGCGGACCGGACACCTCGACCGTGTCTACCGTGTAACGGCCCATGCGCGTCAGGGACGTTTCGGCATAACCCAGATAGACCTCGATAGAACTGCCACGGCTTGGCAATTGCACTTGTCCGTCACGGTCATCAATGCGCAGCTCAAACTCGTCAGACTCCATGCCGGGCTTGTCAGAGGTGCGCAGCAACAACAGCCGATCATTGATCTTGGCCGTAACGTCGGCCCCATCGGCGACGATTCGAAACATGGGGGTCATGGATTTTTCCCAAAAGAAAACCCGCACTAGGCGGGCCAGAAAGACAATGTGTCGTTACGCGTAACGCAGCGGCGCGCCGGCGACGGCCGCGCCCGGGATCAATCCCACAAGCTGACGCCCTCGCGGGGCGGGCTGGGCAGATCCGGCAGGACGATAATCACGCCCGACCGGAACGGCTGAGGTTCATCAGCCAGCCCTTGGTTTGCATCAAGCACCGCCTCGACGCTGCCGCTGAGATGGCCGTAAACGTTGTTGCAAATGACATCGAGCCAGCTCCGACAGGTTGGCCGCCGAGCCGGCGGTGGTGACGTACAGCGAACCGCCTTCGAATTCCTTGGTGTCCATCGTGTTGCGCGCGTCCCGCGAACGGGTTGCCGCGACACGTTCACGCAGAACGGGCGTGGCCTTGATGGTCTTGCTGATTCGACCGGAGACCCGCTTGGACAATCCGAGGCTCGGTAACAGCGCCAGAATGTTCGACGGCGCCATGTGGATCAGGCCGCCCATCCAGTTGAGGGCCCGCCGGAGTCGACGCCGGTGGCAAGGATCGCCAAGCCGACACCGCAGGGATGCCGGTACCGGGCCTTCAGTTTCTCGTCCAACACGGCCCAGGTGCGTTCGTCGGCCGGGTCGCCCCAGATGATCTGGTGATCCACAACCCAGCGCTCCATGCCGACGCCGAAGCCCATCACCATCAGTTCCAGGCGGTTGGCCTGGACGTCGACAGCGCCAGTCAACATCAGTACACCCACCGGCATCGCGCCGAGGGTGTAGGTTTCGAGACGCCGTCTTGGCGCTTTCGGCACGCTGGATCTCGTCGCTTTCCTTCATGCCAGCGGACACGCCGTCGCTATGGCCCATGAAGTAACCTGCCCAAACGAGTAGTCCGGCGAAAACGATCAGAACGATGAGTGCGCAGATCTGAATTGCAGTCATGTGGTGTGCTCCTGGTGAAGTCTTTGGCTGGTGGTGGCAGCTATTCGGTTTGTGAATTAAGGGCATCTCTCGACTTCATCAAGGCCGACCACACCCGCTTGTCGCAACACTGCAAACGTCTGCAGATAGCGATGGCATTCGGAGGCCCCGAGCGCTTGGCACTGCTGGAAATCGCCGAGAAACTTCGCATTGCCGCCGAGACATTCAGTGCATTCCGCACAGGCAAAAAACTGGAGCGCGACACTCGCGCACTGCGCGACCGAGCTCTCGACATGGCTGAGCAACTGGCTCCCTTTGATGTGGGAGACGCCGCATGAACGAGATCCTTACCCACTCCAACACCCACCGCGACACGGCATACGCCTCACCAGCGGCGGACGAACCAACGCGCAATCGAACCTCGGAGGAAAGCGGCGTGCAAATGGACCAGCGCAACACCCAATCCACGACCGCTTTGCTCTGCGAAGAAGTGAGCGTCGACACGCTAGAAACAAACAGCCTCTGCTGCGCAGCAGCAGGCACTATTGATCCTATCAGCAGCACCACCAAAGCGCTTATACCCCACGAAAAGCTGCGCGAGGCAGCGACACCCAATGCCACGCTAAACGCTCAGAATCGCCCGCCCGCGCAGCCTGCTGTGGGCTATACGCACCCTGAATGCATACTCGAAAGCCTGCCAAGGTTAGCCGTCGACGTAGTCCAGATCGACGAGCGTGCTGAGTATGAGAAAGAATTTCCCGTACCGGAGGGACTGAATTACTGCGTACAGCGAGAGACGTACATCACCGCACCAGGCGCGAAGACATCCGACTCGTTCGCCCGTGAGCATTACGCCTACCGGGCAGGCTTCGCAGCATGGAAACGCAGAGCGTGGAAGCATGCCGCACTCGTTTGTCAGAAACCGGAGGCTGATGCGTGAGCGCCGCCGAGAAAATCGATTTTCACATCTCACCGGGCGCTTGGTTTCGCCAAGACCTGCTTTATCCGGTGTTCGGACTCAGCACAGAAGCTGTCCGCAAGTATCGCTCTCGAGGACTTTGGCTGGAGGGTAAGCACTATCGGACAGATCCGGCGAATGTGCTGGTTTACAACAAGGAAGCAATTGAAAAATGGATGGCAGGTCAACCATGACGGACAAGATGCCCACAGGCGTCGAGATGAACGGTAAGCAGTTGCGTATCTGGTTCATCTTCAATGGCCAGCGATGCCGGGAACCTCTGGAAGGGATTTCAAAGGTAAACAAAGCTGCGATTGCCTATGCCGACAACAAGCGACGCACAATCCTTGCAGAGATCAAAGAGGGCCGCTTCGACTACGCTGCCCACTTTCCAAAATCGCCTAGGGCCGCCATGTTCACAGGCATTGGCGGCCCTTCGCTTAAGCGTACCGTGAAGGAAGGTATTGATCGGTGGCTAGAGGTTCAACGCGCGCTCAAGGCTTCGAGCACCGTCGTCAACTATGTCAGCAAAGCCGTGCACGTCGAGAAGAAATTCGTTAAGCGTCGGATCGTAGACATCAGCAAGAGCGACATAGAGCTGTTTCAAGCGCAGTTGCTCAAGCAAGGCCTGGCTCCTAAGACAGTGAACGACATATTTACCGTCGTCCGCGGTGTCTGGGCCGACGCATTCGGTGACGGAATACTAAAAGCCAACCCACTAGACCGGATCAGCAACGTCGGGTCGGACGTCGACCTCGAGCACGCTGACCCCTTCAGTCGCACCGAGATCGAGTTGATTGGTAAAGCGGACCCCGGCCGGCGAGCTGATGCCCGAATGATTGAGTTCAACTGCTGGGCCGGGCTGTCTCTGTCCGAGCTTATCGGACTGGCTGCTGAAGACGTCGACCTCCAAGCCGGCCTGGTACACGTCCGGCGGGCATTGGTCGTAGGAGAATTCAAAGTTCCCAAGGAACGCTCAAGGGTAAGAGTCGTTGAGCTGATAGACCCTGCCCTCGAACTTATGCGGGAGATTGTGGCTGTTGCCAAGGACGCACAAGCCGAAGAGATCACGGTTATCCAACGCGACAACATCACCTCCAAGAAAATGAAAGTGAAGTTCCTTTTCCGTGTTCCACCAGTGGCTTACTCTGGAGTGGCAAGACATTGAGCAACTGGTTTACCGCCCACCTGAAAAAGGCGGAGGTGCGTCATCGCGGGGCGAACCAGTGTCGTCACACCTTTGCCAGCCAAATGCTGTCCAGCTACGTCCCGGTCGAATGGGTGGCCAGGCAACTCGGGCATGCCGACACAACGATGGTGCGAAAGCATTACGGGAGGTGGATACCGAAAGACACCAAGAGCATGGCGGGTATCGTGTCGAGAATGCTCGGATTCAGAAGCGATGGAGACTTGACAAAATTTCCTACCTTCGGACTTGGGCATGAAGATTCCAGAACATAGCCCGAATTTGCCTACCCTCTGAAAAACTCACCTTCGTTATGCAGATTCTGGGTAAGTTTGGTGTGATATTTCGATCATTCGAATATCCACTGAACGCCTAGTAATGTAGCCTACGCGGGCTTAACCAAATGGTGCTGAAATGTCTACTTCTCCTTCCTTCATTACTCCGCTTCGTTATCCCGGTGGGAAAGCTCGGCTCGGCGCGTGGCTAGCAGAGCTCATCAAACACAACGGGCTGGAGCACGGATGCTACATAGAGCCTTATGCCGGAGGTGCGGGCGCCGCCGTTTTTCTTCTTGTAAATGAGCACGTCGATCACATCATCATAAATGATGCTGACCCCGTCATTTATGCTTTTTGGTGGGCATTGCTTAATGATCATCAACGATTGATCGAGATGATAAACAACACTCCAGTGACAATGGAGTCATGGCATATCCAACGCCACATAGTTGACAACGGCACAACCGAGGATATAACACAGCTAGGATTCGCCACATTTTATTTAAATAGAACCAACCGTTCAGGCATTATTAAAGGAGGGGTCATCGGGGGAAAAGAACAGAACGGGAAATACAAACTCGATGCGCGTTACAAGAAAGATAAACTTATAGAAAGAATCACGCGCCTTGCCAAACTAAGGGAGAAAATCCAGCTATTCAACATGGACGCCATGGACTTTTTGAATTTAGAAGCTTGTCAAAAAAATGAAAACAGCCTGATTTATCTGGACCCTCCATACTACCAAAAAGGAAGTCAGCTTTATAGAAACCACTATAAACCTGAAGACCACGCCCTCATCGCAGAAAAAGTCATGAGCATCAAAACTCCATGGCTCGTCACTTACGACAATTGCCCGGAGATACGAGATCTTTATCAGGCAGCATCGGGAGTAGAGTTCTCACTTCACTACTCTACTCACCTAACTCGCCCAAAAACAGTAGAGGCCATGTTTTACAACAACTTAAACCTCCACTCAGGCCCTACGCTCAAACGCTAGCTATCTAGCTATATCGAACCTTCAAACCACTTCATACTACTCTGCAAGTTATTCCACAACAGCTTCAGGTCGGTCGAAGTAAGGCTAAATCCCATATTATGTACAGAGCAATTCAGAGTATCGGACGACCCAATAGAGTTTGGCGATCCGGAAAGCATTTCGTAGCCTTTCAAATCACCCTTAACTGTTTTAGATCCTGAACTATTGTCAATAATATGCTGCCTAACTTTAACTGCCTTTGCGGACAACTTATCATTATAGCCATAGGCTATATGATGCTTATCGAGATAGGTATCAGTGCAACCTTCAAGAAAAACCCTAGTCAAAACCGCACCGGAATTGACGAATTGAGCATCTAATCGTTTAAGCTCAACAAAAATATCTCTCAATCGATTATTTTCGATTTTGAGGTTCATGCTGGGCGAAACAACCCGCTTCCTTTCCGTTGATAGACGCATCCCACCTTTAGCGCCATTCGATGGAGTAGTCCCGCCCTTACCATCTTCAGTGCCAGGCTCACTCACGGAATCTAAACTGGACGGTTGGGACAAAGAAGTCTTCGGCTCTAAGGTGTAGCTACCCCATTCCTCTTTAACCTTGATCTTACTTACAAAACTTACTCGCTGGTCCTTTTCTTTTAAATCTTTTACCGTAACATCTGCCCTAGCCAATGCCATCAAAACGTCAGCTACAGCCCTATCAAAGTAGGACTTATTAGAAACCCGAAATATTTCTCCTTTAGAGACATGAGCCCCCATCAAGTCACGAACATCAGTTGTGCTTAAGACACGGGTTAAGTTTGTAATCGGAATTGCGCTATATGTATCTTCATCAATTAAACCTTCATCAAGTGCATACCCTAGAAGCGTAACACTTGAACTGTTGGCACTGTACCTGCCCATGCGCCGTGCAAAACTGTCGAACTCTTTAGGGCCCCAGTTGACAGTACCGGCCCCGTCTCGCTCTCCTCCGTGCCTAAGCTCAATCCAATATTCAGTTTCGGACAAAGCTGGGAAAATTACGCATTCAAGGCTTCCGGGTATCTCGACCTGAGCTTCCGCCTTTAACCTTAAATATTGTTTTCGGACCCTTTCATCCGGGCATTTTTTTGGGTTTTGCAGTAGCTTGAGCGCCGCAATTCGCCTATTGCCCTCAACGACTACATAGCGCGATTTACCACTGATATCCATGGGAACCAATGCCGGAATCTCAATGGGGCTAATCCCCATTTTTGCAATTTCAGAGGCAAGCTTAAGCACTTTGGAACGGACTTTCCCTGACGTCATCCATTCAAATATCTCCTCTTGAGTAGCCAAGGCGCCGTGCCTTGAGTTTTCAGAGTCAAGAAATATTTTGCTAAGCGGAACAGATTTTCTTACGTAACTCATTTTTCCTACCCAAAATTAGCAATCAAGAATGACCTACTGCGTAGAGGGCTTTGCCTTTTGCGTGCACCAAGACCGATATCATCGCTTACACAATTCCCTGCTCCGTCCATCGCAAAAATGCCCGCTAAATTTGGATAATGCATAGCTGCATCCATGCTGAACATCGGAAGTGAGCACAGAGTAAGCTGGCTCTTTGACAT